GTACTAGCATTAACAAGAAGTCTGTTTATATATTCAGTACCACCAGATATTGTTGTTGCAGAAAGACTACCATTAACAGTTAAACCACTCATTTGAGATATATTAACTCTCAAAGTAGGGTCGTTTTGTGTTTGATATATATTTAAATTATTATTATTATCGTAAGTGAAACCAGATACATATGTATTTGTATAGCCTGTTAAAAAACCGCTTATTGTTACTGTACCACCACTATGATTATAAAATGTTGCAACACCTGTACTAGAATTATATGTACCACCAGTTATATCAATCAAAAGAGTTGANAAATCAGCAGTTAAATTTGTTCCGTTATTTAATGCTTCTGTTAATTGAAAAGTTGAAGTATTGAAAGTAAGACCTGTTGAATATGTATCAGAAAGGCTTTTCCAAAATAAATTACCATTACCATCATCAGCTAATACTTGATTTGCACTACCTTGACTTGCTGGTAAATACATGTTATAATTACTAGCTGAAGGATTGGNTAAAATTCTTATTATGTTTGAATTATTACCATTANAAAAATCAATATAACCTAAATTTGCATTTGGATAACCTGTACCAAAACCTTGTTGAAAATAAGTATAACCAGAAACTGTACCTCCAGTGAATACATTTTGATTTACCCAAGTTGCATTACCAGAACCATCAGTTGACATTACTTGTCCATTACTACCAGCATTTGGAGGAAGGCTTAAAACCCATCCTGTTGAACCATAAGTTGGTTGAATTCCAACTTGATTTGATGTTGTATCACCAACAAACATATTAAACGCACCTGTTGTACCAGTTGTGTAGGGGAAATGAATATGTTGACCTGGGGCACCAGCTCTAACGTATTGGTTAGTAGAAATCCAATCTGCATCAGAAATTGTACCTAATACACTTAAATTTCCATTTACAGTAAGGTCTTGAAATGTTGGAATAACTGTATTAATATTATTACCTAAATTATCTGAAATTGTAAGAGTATTTGAGCTATATGTCCAAGTAACACCTGTTACTGAAGCAATAGGGTCATCTATAAGATTTGGATAACTATTAATGATATCTTGCAAAAGTGTATTTACATTTGCAGCTGTTATAGCTTCAACACCATTTGTATAAATATAAGCATTTATTTCACTGGTTAATTGGCTGAGAGATTTAGACATAATTGTTTTTTCTTATTATAATATACTATTTTTTAGTACTAAACTTTAATTGAAATCAAAATTGAAATCGGTATTAAATGACCTATTAGTTAATAAAATATTAATAGGTGATAAATTTGTTGCTAAAATTAAGTTTTTATTGTTAAAATAGTTTGTTATTGTGTTATTTATTTGAGTATATGTTAAAATTTCACCCTTTAGATTTAAATTATCAAATCCACCTAAATTAGGGTTATTAATTAAATAAGTATAAGCATATGATACATCACCTCCATATTGAATAGCAAGGTCCCAAATTGATTGTTGTTCTAATATTTCAACATTTAAAGTAGGAGGTGTATAATTTTCTACTATTGATGTATTATTGGTAACAGGTATATATGTTCCAATATTAACTTCTTGGTTATATAAAAGAGTATCTGTAATGTTAATATCTGTATTTTGATTTAAAAAATAGAAAAGACTATCTATTTCTCCATATTGAGATAGAATAAAATCAAATACATCTTGTTGATAATTAATAATCATCTTGTAGCAGTTAATTTAATAGTACCATTTGGAGCTACACTAAGTGTTTCTACGTTAAACCCATCTTGTACTAATTGAGCTCTTATTATTTGAGAAATATAATCTTGTGATGAGTTACTAGCTAAATAATTAACTATTCCAACTCCAACAAGAGGATATTGTTTTAGGTTTCCTTCAGCAAATTGAATAAGTAAACTAGCTGATTGTTCATCACTATTTAAAACCTCAAAATCACCATTTGAAGAAATATTAAGGTCATAAGTTGTTTGATTAAGAATAATATCTGTATAATTCATATAATTTTAATTTGATGGTGCTGGAGGATTAGTTTGTAATTTTATTAACGACTTTTGAAGAGCAGCTAATTTAACTCTAGCATCTAAATTTTTTTGTCCTAATTCTTTTGTTTCAACTAATTTAGCTCTAACATCTAAATATTTTTGTCCTAATTCTTTTGTTTCAACATCCTTTTTATTTGCTGAAAGAGCATTATTATATTGTATTTCTAGAGCATCAACAACTTGTTGTTGGTCTTCCACAGCACTTNNTNCTTGACTTATTTGTGTTTGATAACTTAAATTAGATTGAGTACCATTTCCATGTGTAACTGTTGTATTTTCAAGGTTAGATTGATTTACTGTAAAACTAGGTCTTGTATCTAAAGTAATTGGTATTCCTGAGGGTCCTGAGGGTGTTGAATGTGTATGATTATTAAAATATTGTTCAATATGACCATCTATATATGTTTTAATAGCATTTAATAACTCAACAAGTGGATTTATTTTAACAAGACCACCATTTTGATTACCAGCTATACTAGCAGCAGTTACTGCACCATGTCCAACAACAACACCTGAACTACTACCATACATTGCTACACTAACAATTGTTCCAACTGTAGGTGTAAAAGTAGGTACTGCATTTGGATTAGGGTCCATACTTAAAAGAATATTACTAATAGGATTAAGAGTTTCATCAAGTGGTTGTATAGTAATACTATTACTTGAATCGTTTGGTCCAGTTGGCAATACAGTTCCAATAACAACACTAGGTAATTTAGAATTATTTAAATCTGCTATGTTTTGTATACTTTGAATTATTGTTTCATTTAACGACATAATAAATTATTTTAAACTAGTATTATTTTTTGATAATTGTGGTCCAATTTCTATTATTTGACGATATCCATTAATATCAAATTTTCTATTTACACTAACTACAGCATAAGTTCCATTTTTTTCTGGATAATCTCTACTATCAAGTATTACTGCTTCACCTAAATATACTGCTGGTTCTCCAAAAGTTTCAAAAGTAGAACCCTTAGCCCATCCAGTATATTTTTGACTTTGCCATAAAAGTAAGCCATAATAATTAAGGTCATCTTGACTCATATCATCTGGAGCATTAACAGTAATACTATCTGCACTAGCATCACCAACAAAATTAAGTGGTTTACCCTTTGCATCTAAAGCTACTTGTCCACCAATTATTTTACCAATACCTGTATTTTTATCAATAGTTATTTGTCCACCAATTATTGTTTGAGCATATAAAACAGGTGGTTGTGCTAATTTATTACTTCTTTTACTTGAATAGATAACCTTTAATTTAATATCATTATTCTCTTGAAATTTCATATTCTTATCATCAATCACTTGATTTTCATATTTAAACTTTTTAAAACTAGCTATATTATTTAAATTAATATAGGGTAATTCTGCATGTAAATTACCAAAATCATCAAAGAATATATAGATACCTAATTTATTTTTAAGTTCATTAATTACTTCACTAACACTTTTTTCTTTTTCAGTTGTATATGTAAAAGGTGATGTATCTGGACTAACAATTACTGGTATTTTATTACTAGAAGAATTAGCAGTATTTAATTGACTAATATCATTAACAAAATTAAAATTATCTTGACTAGGTAACATTAATGGATTATTTTGACCTAATAGTATTCTTTCTAAAAGAGCTCTTAGACCTAATTTAGAATTACCTGAAGATATATCACTAGCAGTTGGATATTGACATCTTGTTTGTTTAAGAACATACATCATATCTTCACATTCAATAACAAGTGGTGTTGTCATACCAATATGTGATATATAACCTTGAAACATTTTTTTAAGACCTGTTTGGGTATAACCAAGACTAATAACTATTCTATCACCTCTTTTAAACAGTGGAATAAGACCATTATTTCCTTGTTTAGCAATATTAAATCCATCAAAGTCTAAATTTCTAGGTAGAGTTATTTTTGCTCTATCTAATTGATTTTTAAAAGCTGTTGATATTTCAACTTCATTAACCCAATTAAAGGTAAAAGCAACATCTTGAGTACTATTTATTAATTGCTCAATAAAAAAATGACTTGTAGTACTTTGTCCACCCTTACTATTACTTAATACAGCATTAATATTAGTTCTATTATCAACATAATTAATACTAGTACCAATAGGATTACCTTGTTTAAGGTCAATATTAGTTTGAGATGTAATATAATTAGCTAATGAAAAATCATTACTAGTTTCACTAGAATTATTATGTATTATGGTTATTTGAGTTATTAGATTTAACATAATTAAACATTTAAAAATACTTGATATAATGCTGGATTATCTGACCAACATTGCATAGTTATCTTATACCATGTTCTATTTCCTTGTTCTTGTTGGCTAATTGAATAATCTTCAATAATAATTTGATTAATTCCAAAATTATTATTAAGCATAGTATTAGTAATATTAAGCGGTGCTTTAACATTACATAATTTAATAATTTGATTAATATCACTATCTGGACGTACATCTTGTTCTCCACTTATAATATCTGCATCAATATTAATCATATAAGATTTATCACTTACATATTCAAATATAGCACCATCCATACCTTGAACATTTGTCATAACAATATTTCTATTTTGAGTTATTATAACGCTAGCAATTGAAAATAAATAAGATTGTTGAACTACACCATTTGTTTGATAAGTTATGGTTGTTGTATCCCAAACTGGTAAACCAAACAATGATAAATTTTTATTAAGATTAGCTTCAGATATACTATCTAGTGTATTTTGACTAGGTGGTGTTAAAGTACTTGTAGTATTATTTATTACCTTCTCAACTAAATTAGTGTTTATAATTTTAACACTTTCCTTAGCTATATCAATAATGGCTTGTTCCTTATTTAATGGATTTTGATTTGGAGTTATATTAAATGTTGCCATAAATTAGTTTTTTAAGTATCTTACAGATGTAACAGCTTCTTGCATTACCGCTTGAATTATTGATTTTATTTCTTGAGAACCTTCTTTAAGAGTTACAGTATGAAGGTCAAAATGTTCAATCATTTTTGCAATATTAATTGTTAGATTTTCTTTAACAGTTTCTTTATCTGCTGGTTTAGCAATTTTTGTTTTCTCAGGTTCTTTATTTTCTATTTTTTGTGCTAATAATTGTCTTGCTTGTGATTGTCTTGCCATTGAATTAGTTATTAATTCTCTATTATTAGCTAAAATTTCATTATAATGTGCTTCAGCATCTCTTACTTCTTGACTACCAGCACCAATCCAATTATGTTTTTCATACATTGCTTTCATTTGTTTTTGAGCAACTTCTATTTGTTGATGTAAAGCAATTTGGTTATAACCTTCATTTGCAATATCATTTTTAAGTGCTATAGCTCTTGCTTCTGCTTCATGTGCACCAGTTTTTTTCATTATGGCTTCAGTTTCTTCCTTAATATGACTTACTTCATTTAATTTTTGTAATTTTATTCTATTATCTATTTCTCTATTTATTTGTTTATTTAAATCATCATAGGCTTTTTCTAATTGTAATAGACCTAATACTAAAGCAGCTGCTGCTGAAGCAAGTAAAACAAAAGGATTAGCTTCAGCTACTAAATTAAAGGCTATCATAGCACTCTTAGCTATTTCAATCTCACCACTTAAAATAGGGAATAAATATGTAACAGCTAAAAGAGTTCCTTTATATACTAGAAATGTTTTACCTAAATTGATAATTGTGTCAGAATGTTCTTTAATAAAATTATTAAAATTTAAAAATACTTTAATTACTCTTTCTCCAATTAATTCTTTCATCTCTTCAAATTCATCTTTAAGTTTTTTAAGTTGAAAAAAAGATGTATTTTTCATTTGTTCAGTAGCACCAGCATATTTTTTAGCCATTGCATCAATAATAATAGTATAGTTTCTTGCTTCAGCACCAGCTACAGACATATCTGTTTCTAATTGTAAAAAACCAAGACCATATTCTCTAAGTGCTCTAGCTCTACCAGATGCAGATGCACTTGCAATAGTTCCACCAATATCTTCTAAACTTTTACCCTTAGCTAAACCAACATCACTAAGTGTTTTAATTGATTTACTAACATCTTCAATACCAACACCATAATTTAATAAGGCATCTTGTGCTTTAGTTATTTCTTTTGGATTAAAAAATGTTGTTTTTCCAAGAGCTTCAGATTGTTCATGTAATTCAGCTAATTCACTTTGAAGGCCACCTCTAGCTCCAACATTAAAATTAAGTTGAGCTGTAGCTTTTTCCATATCTTGAAAATCTTCAACAGTCTCTTTTAAAAATTCAAGTCCAGCAGTAATACCAGCTAATTCAAGTGCAGTTTCTCTTAATTTTTCAAATCCTTCATCAATCTTTTCAACAGCCTCTTCAGCTTCATGCATTTTATGCTTGAATTCATCATTATTTAATTTGAGAACGTATTCTAATGTATTTGCCATAATATTAGTATTAATAAAAAAGGTGATAGGCTTCGTTTCGGCCTACCACCTTAATTTGTGTTCGTTGACATTTCAAGTATACCAGTATATTTTAAATAAAAAATAGCCTCAGTATATAATTTACATAATTCAGTATCACTTAATTTATCTGGGTTTATATGAAATGTACCCCTAATTATTGCCGACATTTGAAAAATTGAATCCTTTTGGATTTGACTTTCAAATTCGTTTAGTTTTTTTTTATTTGTATTTCTTTGACTTCAACAACTTTGAACATCCCTTTTTCAACCTGTCTAAACATATCAAAATTATCTTCTTCAAAAAGAATATTTTTATCGTCTCCACCCAAATAACAAGTATTAATAAATGTATCTGTTGCTTTATGTGGGTCTTGTGATGCTGCCATTTTTGAAATGGCTGACATCTCCATACGACCTGGTCGTTTAAAGTAGAATGTCGCTATTGTTTCTTCATCTTCTAATAGTACTTCAAAAGTATAAAACTTTTTATTTTTTGAAGCAATTTCAGTTTTAATTGCTAATAATTCTTCTTGAGTTTTTAAATTCATTTTTCTTGAGTTTATTTTATTTGTTATTAATATTGTATTCCAGCAAAACTAATAGGAATTGTATACATAATATTTGCATCATTTTGCTTTGTTTTTACTGTAGCTTCTGTAAAATTACAATTAAGTAATTTTTCAACAACAATTGGTAAATTCTCATTCATATATGCTATATTTATTGTAAACATAGGAATTTGAGTAATATCACCATTCAATGCAATAGCTTTTAATGCTTCATATTCTTCCTTATAAATCGTAATACTACCTGTATATTCTACGTTACCAAAAGATTTCGTAATTGGTTGACTTCCTGCACCATAATTTGATGTAACTTTACGTTTTTGACTATAGTTGATTTCAGTAATACCAATTGTTGGTAAATTTTTTGCTATACTTAATTGCACATCAGACCAGGCATATGAAATTTGATTGATTAACACTGGAATTGGAATTAATTGTCCCATATTTTTTTATTTATTTTTTAATTGTTATTATATTGTTACAGCAAAGCCAAGATTAATATTGATTTGATTAGCAACGCCTACTGGTTGAATCGCACAACTAAGAGTAATTGACTTATTAGCTACCACATTTTGTTTTGCATTAATAGTAGTTGAATAATTACTAATCTCACCATTACTTAACATAATTGCTAAAAATTCATTTGCAGAATTCTCAAAATTTAAAATAGTATTAAGAGTTACAGTTCCATCAGCATTAGTATATAATGGACTAGCTAAAAGATTTACTAAATTAGCATATAATCCTCTACTAGCCTTATGTATAACTCTATTGTTATTCACAGAAGAATATGCAGATGTTACACTAACACAAGTTGAAGGATTTGTCCAATAACTACCTTGTACATTTGGAATCTTCTCAAGGAATACATAACCTCTATTTGAAAGAGCATTAATTGTAGCTGCTGGAAGATTTGATAAAAGAGTACCATTACCAAAAGCAAGTGTATCATTTTCACCATTAATATCCATATTATTCTGTCCTACCCAACTTACACTTTGTTCAACTGGAACACTTGAAACATTACCAAGGAATAAACCTAATTGAGGGATAGTATATGTATTATTATTTGCGAAAAATAAAGCACCACCCAAATTAAGAGCATCCATACCACTAATTACACTTACATTTTGTGCATTAAGAGTAGTTAAATCTAACAAAGAACTTAATTGACTTGATGTATAATTTGTCCAATTTGGAGCATAAAATACTTCAAGTGGTACATTTAAATTACTTAATGATGTTGCTTGTGTTTGTAATAAATTAACATTAGTTGTTGAATAATTTACTCTTGTTTCAAAAACTGCAACTTGTCTTATATTACCACCAGCAAAATTTTGAATATTAGTTACCTCAGCATAATTTGTTGAAGCACCTGTTCCTGACATTACAAGCGTATATAATTGACCATTTGGATTTGCAATAAAATAATTATTAATTTGATAATATAACTCATCGATTACACTATATTGACCACCAGCGAAAGATGTGTATAAATTTGATAGATTAGCTGAACCTGTTACAATATTATCAAAGGTAATAACACCAGCACCATATGATAATGGTGCAGTTACTGTAATAGTTGCTCCAGAACTTGCAGCACTAAAACCTGTTTGATATGTAATAGCATTAATATTTGTTACAAGAGCTGTTGCTATTGTTGTAAGCGTATCTGTAGATATTACAGTATATGTACCCAATAATAAAGGTGTTACTGAATTATAAAAAGAACTCTTTACTTGAATGCTAATTACAGCTCCAGTACTACCTGTTGCTGTTACTGTTGTGCTACCTGTTGAAGCTACACTACCAATATGAGTATTTGTAATACCAGCATTAACTGCATCATAAATACTTAACATTGGTACTATAGTACCATATGTCGCAAAACCTGAAGGTAATGTATTTTGATATGATATTAAACCACTAATAACATCTTGAGAAGAACTAGGGGTTCCAAGGCTTGCATTTGAATATGTAATCGTTACTGCGTTTACCATTATTTTTTGTTTTTTTATTTATATTTTATTTTTAACAAAAAGAGCTGCCGATTATGCAGCAGCTCTGTCTGTTTAAGTTATTTAATTATTATTGAGAAATCGCACAAACACCTCTGTAGTCAGCTACACCATTTGTTGAATAAGTTGTAACAGCTCCATGTCTAATTAATGCAGAGAATAAACTACCAAAGTAATCAGCTCTCACTGGTTCATAAAACAATACTGGTTTACCAATCGCTGATGCAACCGCTGACTTATGGAACGCCAATGCAGCAAGATTATCGCCACTAGCTCCACTAGTTTGGTAACCATTATCACCAAAAGCTGCAAGTGCTCCACCAGATGTGTAAATTACCACTTGAGGTCTCTCTATTACTGAGAACCCATAGATACGACCTACGTAACCTGGGATGGTTTGTGGGTCGATTTGACCTTCTCTAAGACCAGATTTATCACCTAATTGCAAGAATTGAACAACGTTTGCTAATTGCAATACATCTAAGTTCCATTGTGCTGAAGGTACTACGAAGAAACGTTCAGATGTTGGGAATTTATCAGCATCAAGCTTATTTTTTGCTACTGCGAAATCCTTTAACGATAAGGCGTTTCTGGTTCCTGTGGCACTTGAAGCAAGTGCTGTAGAACCTGAAGGTCCACTTGTTTTAAAAATAACTGTTGAACCATTAACTGAGGTTGCACTTGTTGGTGCCCATGCCCATGCTGTTTGGTTACCAATAGTATCCAAAAGAGTTTCATTCATTTCTTTCAAAAGACTAGAAGCCTTATCATACTCAACAGTGATTGCTTCAGAATATTGTAGAGTCCAAGGATTAGTTGAATACTCATTCAAATTATATTGAAGGTCAGAGTCAGTTCTTTGAATACCATTAATTGGAAAAGAAGCTCTGTTCTTAACAATTGTAGGTAAGTTACCAGCTGTAGGTACATGTACGATAGCAGCAGATTTTTCTTCACCGTTACCATTAGTATACGTTACAAATTTAGAGTGGTCAGTTCCACAATACATAAAGGTATTGTTTTGGAACAAGTTTTTCATAATGATGTCAGAAAATAACTGAATATTAATATTTGCCATTGTTTATTGTTTTTACTTTTTTATTATTATTTTTTTTTATTTCCAAGCTTTAGGCTTGTTATTATAATCGTTTACTAATTTATTATAGAATTCTGGATTATTTTGCATTATTTCTTCCAATTTTTTTGGAGCTCTTTTCCAATAATCCTCAAGGGTAAATTCAGTTGTATTCTCTATCGTTTCAACATTTTTAGAAATATAATCAGTAATTGAATATGATTTTCTAACCCTAGAATCAATATCTGAAACCTTGTTTCTTAATTTCTCAAGCATTAATTTTGTTGCTTTATAATCAGCATTTGCTAAATTTGTAAAAGATGTTACTTCAGATGCATCAATAAGCTTTTCAGTTACTGCTTTGTTTACCATAGCATCAATCTTTGTCTTATGTGCCTTTTTAGCCTCTTCTCCAATCGCAATTAACTTTTCTTTAGCTTCATCATGCTCAGACATAAGTTTTTTATGGTCATCCATTAAACACTTAACTGCATCACACATTTCTTCATCAGAAGAATCATCTGGCATACCTAAATATTTTTTAATTCGTTCATGTATACCTGGTGATAGTTGTTCTTCAGCTTCCTCTTCAGTTTCTTCAGACATATCTGAATCATCATACATTTCTGAATCGTCATCATCACCAATTAATTTGGTTTCTTTTTCAGACTCAGTTTTACCTGACTTCTTTTCTTTAGCTGCTTTTTCTGAATCATCTTCGTTAGTTAAACTAACTGGACTTTCTTCACCAAGTTTTGTTCTGTCTTTATCTGAACCTACTGGCTCAGATTTAGAATTCTTGATTGATTTTTTATTTGAAAGTTTATTCATAATATTCATTATATATTCTTGTTCAAATTGATTATCGTTTTTATAATCATATTCTTCATTCTCAACTTCAGAAACAATCTCATCTATAAATCCATATTCAAGTGCTTCTTCTGCATCAAAATAGGTTTCATCTTTCATAAGATTTTCAACCTCTTCTTGACTTAATATACTATTAGTACTTAATATTATTGAAATTGATTTTCTAAAAAGTTCTAGACATTGTTCTTCTGCTGCACTTAATTCTCTTTCAGCACTTGGATTATGTATCATAACAACACTATGTTTATTACCTACTCTCTTATATCCACTTGCTAAAATAAGACTTGCAATACTTGCTGCAAAAAAATCATTATAACATACTACAGGAACTCTAGAAGACTTTATTGCTTGTACAATTGACATTCCCTCTATTACACTACCTCCAGAACTATTAATACGTACATTAATTCTTTTAACTTTATCTTGAAGGAAAAGTATCTCTTGTGCAAATTTATCACCAGATACACCATCAACAATATTTCCATCACCATCCATATATTTACCTATAGGTTTATATAATAAAATTGTGGCTTCTTCTCTATTTTCAGCTATATTTTGAATATAATTGAATTTAGATACATCATACTTTTTAACATTTTTAGGTTCATTAACTTCTAATGCAGCTAAATATTTTTTAATGTTTTTTGGTGTTGTACATCCAACTTTCTCATTTGTATCTTTCTTGTAAACACAAACTTTATTTTCTGAAATTTTCTTTACTTTATAAGGCATATTTTTATTTTTTATTTTATTTGTTATTAATCTAGAATTACCATTGTTTGAAATGCAACTTGATATTGTTCATTGTTGGCTAGATAGCCTGGGCTACCTAGGAGACTTCTTATTAATAATGATGTCGTAGAGTTTGTATAACTTCCATTACCTTGTACTACAAATGTAGTTTGTGTACTTGTTGTTGGATTTAAATCCCAAGCAAATCCTACACTTGGTAAATAACCAACAGTAGGTGTTCCAAAACTATTATAATTAATAGTTTGTGTATTATTCATTGTACCTATTCCTAATGTTTGAAGGTTTACCCAAACACCAATACAAGTTGTATTTGTTACCTTAAAATCAACTTGTCCCATTATATGACAGTTTTTTCCAAATTTTCTCCAAGCTATGAAGCCAGCAACATTACTATTAATTGTTCCACCAACAGCAGTTGTATTGCCAGAAGATAATAATGCATATTGCCAATTTGTATCAGCTAAGCTATCCCAATTATTAAAATCTGCAATACCTGAACCACTTGTTCCAGCACTTAGTACAATTTGTCTTTGATTATAAACAATTCTTTGAATATTATCACTGAATAAAACAGGTCCTATTGGGTCAACAGTTTGCATAATACCAATATATGTTTGTCCAATACCAGTATATACTGTTGTAGCTGGAACATAAAATGCTTCATTATTATACCATACCCAACCAGATGTAAATGTTGCACCACTTGTAATTGTTGTAGCACTTACACCACTAAGAATTGTAATGTTATTTTGATTTGGAATCATTGGACTTGCAACAGCAGAAAATACCTCTTGATAAGCATTTTGCATGTATAAATTCTCTGGACCAGAGAATGGTTGTCTAATGTATGGGTCTACTATTTGAGATACATCTAATCTTTTCATATTTATTTGTTTTGTTTATTAGTAAAAAACTACATTATATGTGATACCACATTGAACATAATTATTTACAAATGATGTTATTTGATTTGTTGTTAAATTTAAACTACTTGGTACATAAACTGTAAAATAATCTGTTGATATACCTGTAAATACATTACCCATAAAATTACTAGCATACATAGAATTATTAGTCATAAATCCACTATTAAACCCAGAATTATCCATTAAAAAGAAATTAGGATTTACAGTATTAGTTTCTATATAAATAGTATTTGCACTTGCTGCAAATAAACTTTGTGTTATGGCCGAATATGTAAATATTGGTGCAAAATTTGGTAACATAAAATACCTATTTAAAGCATATTCTAATACAAGAGTTTTACTATTATATAACAACCTTTCATTAGCTCCAATATAACTTGGACTTATTTGTAACCAATATTGAGAATTAGTTGGGGTTATTCCACTTGTACTTCCACTTATATTTACATATACACCACCATCTATATAAATAACTTCACTACCACCACTATAAGTACTACCACTTAACCAAAAATTACTTGTACTTCCAGTTATATATTGATTTAAATAGTTATTATATGTCTGTATTGGATTATTAAGACTACTAAGCCATCCTTCTTGAGTATCTTGTCTCAATAAAGGAGGTAATAATTGTTTAATAATTGTTTTAAAATTAGTATTAAATATAGACATATCTTTATTGTATTAAAAAATTAATAGAGTTAGGTAGAGTATAACCAACAGTTTGTTCACTTATAATATAACCAGAATAAGTACCATATTGAGTGTAATTTTGAGTGTAATTATTAACTAAATATGTTGCTGCACTTATTGGTGTTGCATTAGGTCTAATTGCAAGATTTATAAATTCAAAATCCTCAACTCCTGTAACACTAAGTATTGCTTGTTCTAAAGCACTAACTCTCAAAACACCATCAAATGGTAAATTGATAAAAAAATTATTTATTGCTTGAACTACACTATTCTGAATAGTACTTGAATATTGTCCATTATAATAGACATTACCATTTATATAACATTGGTCAGCTGGAAGACTTATTACACTTTGTTGTACACCAGCTGGTAATATTTGACTCAAATAACCACTTAAACTTAATGTCTGTCCACTTGTTAATGCTTGTGGTGGGTTTTGTGTAGCTACTTTAATACTTACAGTTGTATTAGGTAATGTATTTACACTACATTGACTTATAATCTGTAAATTAGGATTAACTGTTGGATAACTTGGATTAAAATTACTATCCAATTGTATTACCTGTGGATTTGTATCTGAATATTGAAATTTAAATACTTGTTGTTGTACATAAGAATCTGTCCATACTGGTGCACTTGAAATGCTAGTTTCTATCTGTGATTGATATGTTGACCATAATTGAGTTTGTATCCAAATACATACAGCTGTTATATAAGCCCATAAATTCCATATAGCTGTTTGACTTGGATTATTTAAACTATTCAAACCACTTGTTGCTGACTTTTGTGCAAGTATATTATTATATATTGCTGTTATTGTTGTTGCATTATTATTTAATGTTGCCATATTTTACCAATTATTATTGTTGTTAGTATTTGGATTAATATATTGATTATTACCATTATTGTCAGTAGAACCAGACCAATTATTTGTTTGAGTCACTCCAGTTAAACTTAATGATGATGTTATTGTCATACCTGTTAAAGTAAGAGTTGAACAATCATTAAATACAAATCTATTATAATCTTTACTATAACCCTTATACGTTGTTGTTATTACTTGTGCTTGGTCATGTGATGTTGACCAATCTTCACTTACTCTTGTTATTCTACCAAAACTACCACCTTGAAATCTTTCACATATATAATATACTTGTTCAAGTATATCATATACCCTTAAATCTTCCTTTAAAAGACTTTTATAACCTAAATGCGTTATTAAATTGTAGTCAAATTCAAGCACACCCATACTTAATTGTCTAAAAACAAAATTATTGAATTCAAGGAATAATGCTGGATATTGAAATGCTGCTTCGTTCTTACCATTTGCTTTATCCCCATTACTATGTTCAAATTGATTATTCCATAGATATATATTGTTCTTAATTGTAGGAACATATTCCTCCAATTGACCCTTTAATGCTAAATATAAGTCCCTTGTAATATAAATACTATTTGGGTTAGGTGTACTTGAATATATCATTATTAATGTTTAAATTTATTTGTTATAATCCTATCAATCTCCTCTTTTATTATCTTATCCAAGTTTTCTGACTTACCCATAAAAGGTCTTGCTGACATATTAGGTGTTCCATTATTTATAAATGATGCATATTTAACATCAGTACCAATAGTTACAGTATCTTTACTTGTTGATGTTATCTTAAGACTTTTCTCAAGGTCACCACTTTTTATTAAAATAGGTCTATTTGGGTCATCATCATTTATTTTACTTGACCATTTAGTCACCACAGCATCATCAAATCCTTGTTTTTCAAAATTTTCTTTAAAAAATTTAATAGCCTTTTCACCTAAAAATTTAACATTTCTAGATAATTCATCAGACATTTCTTTAGAATCATTTTTTACTTTATTACTATTCTTTGACATCTAAATCAGTATCTTCTTTTGTTGGTTTACTCTTTAATTGTCCCCTCTCAGTTTCACTTGGTGTCTCTGGCTCTTTTGGAGTCTCATCAGCATCCTGTGGCTTAGTTGGTCTTTGACTTGGTATTGCATTATTATCACTATGTGTTTCTAACTTAGGTAAATCTTGTCCTAATGGATATAAACTACCCTTTGGTGCCACTTGAATACCAAATGTCTCTTGTACATAACTCAATGGTACATCATAATTTAATGCAAGTCCATTAACTAATACTAATTTTTCATTCATAGTTAATTCCTCATCATTTCTAATCTCAATCTTACAACCTGTAAAATCAAACCCAAAATTAGACATAAATGGAATAAATTGATATTTAAGTATCTGCTCTATCCATTGTCTATCCATCTCCATTACCTTATCTTGTTGCTTTTTATGCACATTCGCACTACCAACCTTACCTATATTATCTATAGTTGAGGTCTGTCCAAGTATTAACTTTGCTATTTGCTCATCACATTTATTAATCAAACCCTCAAATATCTCCTTTGCTCCAGCAGCAGATTTTGGTTCCATAAATTCTAAAATATCATCCTTTGGTAATATCGCATAACAACTTTCTGCCATATTTCTTAGAAAATTTTCTGAACGCTGTCTCTCTACTGGGTCTTGATTATCACTATGTAATATCCTTGTTGGTACACCAAATATTGTACTGTATTCAGCCCATGCTTCAATAGCATTTTTCTTATACAACATGTACTGGGCCACTACGGAAAGGAGACCTAGGTTAGTGCGTTCGCCAACAGGTAATAACCAATCTACATAAGGCTTTTCAAAATATGATTGTCCAGTTATCATTGCTGGCATCTTAGTTACAATACCTAATTCTGGTACTACATATTCCCTTGGTATTAGAGTTACATCTGTAAACTTATCATCAATCAAATCATTAAATTGAATAAGACTAAAACCAAAAAAAAGACTATCTAAGGCTAATGATAACATATCATAAAAATATTTATTAGTTAACCATTTAGTCTTATTCACATCTTCCTTACCATTCTTACCAATTACAATAAAATCACTTGATAAAATAGCAGCTTTTCTTGCTTGAATTGCTGTACTAACTTGCCCATCCAGCATCACATCCTTGTATAATCGATATAGAGACTGTCTATTGGGATATTGAATGTTCTCAGAAGCCAATAATGCAGACCTCCAAGAACTTATATCTTGAAGCGTTCTATGATTAGTATAAAATAATGGAACTTCATTACTTATTCTTGCAGACTCTGGCCTTTTTTTATTAGCTACATTACTTATATCCTCAAGTGCCTTTTGTGCTCTTGCTAATTCATCCTTTAAATTAGTAATCTCATCCTTGCGGATATTATATGATGATTTTCTATTCATAAATATATTTTTTTATATTAATTTTTACCAGAAATTGTTACTTTTCGAATTACTTCCCCAAATTGTTGGAAATCCAGTAAGTGTAAATCTTTCTGGTAAATTTGCATCTATTTTACCTTGATTACATAATTTTAACCAATGTAATGCCAATTCATAATTCATTTTTCTTAAGTCTGGTATCTGTCTTGGATTAATAGATTGATGTAAATAAAATAATGCAATATTAATTACATAATTCTTTATTTGAACATTCCTATTATCTCCCTGTGTCCAATATGTCGTATTTAATGGACTTATTCCACTAAAACTATATGTACTACTTCCACTAAATGGAAAATTAGGTATCTGTCCAGCATATAATGCCCATACATTCTGTGCCCCCACCGTACCAGGTACCGTCTGATATTGACCCTGACCCAATAAATTACCAACAGGTCCTATAAATCCAGCTCCACCACTACCTATAGATGGTAATCCATACGTCAACTCAATATTCAATGATTGAGCTGGATGTACCCCCCTTATATTAGATAAAGCTATATAGAATTGATTGTTATAAAATACAATATTACCTGTCACATAATCAACATCTGGGTTATATGATTGTATAGGTTGATTAGCATAAAAGAATTGACCTTGCTTACATACATATTGATAGGTATAGGCTGAACTACTTGGTGTAGTTGTAGAATAACTAGGTGTCACACCACTTGTACCACCACTTAGTATTACTTTATATATCTTGTTAAATCCATTATTATAATAACTGAACATATCACCATATTGATATGTCGTTCCACTATTATAACAAGTCTCCTCTAAGCTAACAAGACTATTTGAATAATAAGTACTGCCACTATTATAACAATTAAATCCCTCAAATATTTGCTCTGTTATATATCTATCTGTTAAATAAGATGTTACTTCAGCAATTGCCAATTGCTCAGCTTCCCATAACTTTTCAACAGCATAATCACTCCATGTTATTTGATTTGATATATTATTGATTGTATTGTCAACATCCAATAATTGTAATAAATCATCATTCTTTATCTGAATATAATAATCTTGTAATCTAAGGAAATTAGTATTAAGTGGTATATTTGGATTGAACATAATTCTTTTTCTTTATCTAATATACTACAAATTATAAGTATTATTTTTAAAAAGTAACTTTTTAGTTACCATTGAAATTTTTTATTTGGGTCTTGATGTCTTAATAACCATTCATTCTTATTACCTCCACTCAAATAGAATTGATAATTCTTCTTAAATGCCTCTGTAATATAATAATCTAGAGCATCTGAATTACTTACTAGTATTCCATTAGCAAAATACTCATGCACATCCTCAACACTTATATCATATACCTCTTGTATTGAATCCTTTATCAAATAACACTCAATCTCAAACATCTTATCCTTATAAGACGTATTATCTAATAAACAAAACGTATATTCATGCGTAAGTAATCCAATTTTCTCAAATCCTATCTCTAGTGTATATATCTTATGTTGAGGTGTTGCTATTAATTCAATATTATCATCAAATACATACTTATTTACCTTTTTCTTACCATTTTTATGTATATGCGTTATTCTCTTATAACCACTTCTTGTTAATGCTAAGTCTGACGTAGTTAGACCAGATATTGGTACATTACCCCTTTGAGTCATTACTAATGTACTACCAATAAAACAACAGTGACCTACTTTTTCTTGCTTTACCCCATTTACAGTATGCATTATCTTTGCTTTACCCCCATCTGGAGTCTCCTTTACAAATATTAAATCGTTTATTGTACTTGTACATTTATCCGATATCTGTAATTCAAGGTCTTGATACTTATCCGAAAATATCTTATTAATAAAATTACCCCTCATCTTAACACTTGCATTTTTTGAAGGTATTCTCATAATAGGTTGATATTGTTTTAATTCTGACATTAATATAGTGAAATTATTTACCCCAGCCTTCTGTGCTGTCTCCTGTTGCTTTCCAGTACTATCACCATATATAAATAAACCACTCTGATGATTTTGATAAATCTTCTTAAATTCCTTACATAATCCCTCAGTATTATTATTAGGATACTTAGCTAGTATCTCATTTATTAAGTATATCTTATTATCTATATTCTGAAATACTAGACCTGTCATATGTGGATTTATATTGAAATCTACACTTAAGTGTAATACCCTATCTGGGTCATATTTTATATCTGAACTTGTATGCTCTGCCCTATTGAAACTCTTATAAAATGCATTATTATTATCCTTATGACCCCACTCACCTAAGGCATATACACCATAATAATAAGGGTTTTTCTCCTTTAATGTAAGCATCTGAATATGATACTCAACATCTAAAAATGGATTATCTAAATATGTTGAATGATGTACCGTATAATATTGCTTCTTAATCTCACCATTTATCTTCACATCAAAAGAATTTCTAAATGACTTCTCATCCTTATTCCTTTCAAAAAATCTCTTCCAAAACCAATTATCCTCAAAATCCCCTGTATTTACCTCTGGATTAATCGTTATTATCTCTTGGATATAATCTGCCTTTATACTCCTAAGCGATGTCGTAAGGGTCGTAAATTGCTCCTCTGTGGCATTTGGTATATCCTCCTCATGCCATACACAAGTTAATTCTGTTGATTTAAGCCTCTCTGGATTATCAAGGCCCCTACATATGAAACTATTACCATTCTCACAAGTTATTTGTAATGGTGTATATGTCCAATTGAAAAATGACTCAAGCCCAAGGTCTTGAATGCTTGTTATTAATGTATGAAAAGAACTATCCCTTATGGACTCAAGCGTTCCCTTAATTAAGGCACACCTAAACGTATTTGGGGCACTAAATAATGCCCTATATATTAAAAGCCTTGCTGCAAATACAGATTTACCACTATTATGTACAAGTACAGATTTACCACAATCTAAATAAAAATTATGATTATCCTCCACCTCAATATCAAATACCTCTTTTATTGTTGATGAATACTCTATTTCCTTAATGTCAGCCAATTCCAACTCTTGCCCAAATTGCTTGCTTGATAAAGCGGATAATTTGGTATTGTTAACCATATTTCTTCCATAATACAAAGATACTATTTTTTCTAGACTTAACCAACTACCCCCAAAGAAAAATTTGTGGTCTTTGGTCGCTATTATCTCTTTTCCATTATTAAGAGTTACCTTTATTACCTCCTCAGATATATCATACCTAAAAGTATTAATAACCCTCTTAATCTCATCTTTTTTAGTAGTTACATTAAAAGATATTACCTTTTCACCAATTTTTATATCCTTTATTGGTTTTGATGTACCTTCTTCTAATTTAACTAGTTGATTGTTATGGAAACAACCCCTGCTTCCATAAAGTATTAAATACCTATCCTTATTCTCAACCAATTGGATAAAGGTTTCTGGACATATTCTTTTCCATGTCTCAATATCCCATTCTATTTGTACTTTTTCTTCTTTTTTTGCCATATTCAAAAATTTTTAAAATTGGAAAAAAAACTTTGATGGAATCCCATCCTTCAGCTTTCTCCCCCCAGAAACTTTCCTGAGTTTTTATCGTTATCTTATTACCTACCTATCTCACCTATCTCACCCACCTATTTTACCTTTTAAAATGGCCCCATCGTAATTGAGGGTATCCTGCTTCCCCCCTTCAGGATTACTCCCTCACTTCGTTCGGTCGTTC